CCTAATGTCAGTGTAGTCCCTAAGATTATTATTGCAACAACCTTTAACAATGACGATGACTTAACTAACGCAAGTGGTAGGTATATCAACGGCGTTTATTCTGGTATTAACTATCTAATTTTTAGCAATCCGGCAGATGTTAATGAATTTCTTGATAAAGTTACAGAGCAAAACAAAATTGACGGTATTGTTTCAATGTTCATGTGCCCGTGGGAAGCTATTTCCACGGCTGGATATTCATATGGGACTGCCACTGTTCCTAAATATCAAAGCACACTAAACGGCTACACACCTAAGAACAAAAAATTACTTACTTACCCTTACAATGTGATGCACGTTACTACGCAAAGTGTTAGCGCAGACTTTCACTATGAACTGTTTGATGGAGATTGCACGTTTAACATTTTTGAGACAACCGTACCAGAACCAACCGCAACTATTATACCTTATAAATACCTGTCAAGTGTTGGTGAACAACGCTATGACCAGCGTTTGACTGTAACCAACTTCCCTCAATGCGCTTATAACAACGATGTATTTAAGGCATACTGTGCTTATAATGCAACGTCTATTCCTACAAAAATGATTAGTGAAGGTGTGGGAGGAGGTTTTGGTGCTGTTGCACAACTAGCTAGTGGTAATGTAGTTGGTGCTATCACAGGTGCTATTAGCACAGCCGCAAGCATTGCTCAAGACGTTGCACAGTTGCAAGACATTTCTACCAGACCACCGCAAGCAAACGGTACGCAAACTTCTAGCGCAGACTTTGTAATTGGGGCAACAAATGCGTATGCAAGACACCTAACAATTAGGGCGGAGTTTGCTAAAATTATTGATGACTATTTCACTATGTTTGGGTACGCTACTCATAGGGTTAAAGTACCTAACAGAAATGTCAGACCTCAATGGACTTATACCCACACTAGAGGATGCGTCATTCACGGTTCTGTTCCGTGCGACGATATGAACAAAATTTGTCACATCTATAACAACGGTATCACTTTTTGGAAGAACGGCGCAAACGTTGGCAATTATAGTCTTAACAACAGCGTGTGAGAAAGAAGGTAGAAAATGGCTAGAAAAGATAGACAGTTTTGGGAAAGTGCCGCAATGAATAATGGCACGTTCAGACAGTATTATAACAGACTGGTTGAATTGGCTATCAGTATGTTCGAGTGGAAGAATATGCCTGATACAGTAGATACTCGCTTTCTTGAACTGGTTTTGTTTACCAACGGTCAAGCGGTTTTCTTTCAGGACGAGGAACTTGGTTATCTGACATTGCAGAACGCTATGTCTGGCGACTTCAATGTGTACTCTATCCCGATTAACCGTAGAGCGTATGCCGTGAATGGTTATAACAAACCGCTGACTGACAAAGACAGTGTTATCATTTTCAACAATTATCTCCACACTAACAGCCAACTTGATGCAGTCATGTTTGCAAAAAGGCTATATAATATTGATAGAGCAATCGACGTAAACGCTAATGCACAGAAAACGCCTATCCTTATCAAATGCGACGAAACGCAGAAACTTACCATGAGCAACCTTTACAAACAGTATGACGGTAATGAACCTGTTATTTTTGGAGACAAAAGCCTTAACACCAATGCTATCAATGTTTTGAAAACAGATGCACCTTATGTCGCTGATAAGCTGTACACCTTAAAGACGCAAATCTGGAATGAAGCCTTGACTTACCTTGGCATTTCCAACATCAACGTGCAGAAGAAGGAAAGGCTTATTACAGATGAAGTCACTAGAAACCAAGGCGGTACGATTGCCAGTCGTTACAGTAGACTAAACGCTAGGAGACAGGCTTGTAAACAGATTAACCAGATGTTTGGGCTGAATATCTGGTGCGACTATCGAGAGAATTACCAGATGGTTGAGGATGGTACTGATACTGTCGAGGGTGAACCTAATAGCGACGGGCAAGGCGGTGAAGTCAATGAGTAAATATACAACTGAACTTAGGTTTATCTGTGAGAACTACGCAGGTAAAACCGAGAGTGAGGGTTATGGGAGTGTAAATAGCATTATTCAAAGTGCTATCCCTAAAGTGTTCGACTTTGACTTCCCTATCTTTGACGAGAGTTATAGAAATGTGCTGTGTACTAAGATATTACGGCACTACTATATGAGGGAAATCTGTGAAGAAACAGTCGGCTTGTGGAAACTAAGACTAGAGACAAAACTAAATGAAGTCATGCCGTACTACAATCAACTCTATAAGAGTGAATTGTTGGAGTTCAATCCGCTGTACGACATTGACTTAACGACTAAGAACGATGCTACGAAAAACGAAACTACTGATAGTACGCAAAACGATACGGAGAAGAAAACAGGAAGTGGGGAGAATAGTAATACCAGACAGGATGCAAGCAAGAACACTACTGACATGGCTACTACGGCGAGTGAGACAAGTTCTGGAACGAGTGGTAATAAAAGAAAAGACTTGTATAGCGACACTCCGCAAGGTAGTTTGGAAAATGTGGAGAATGAAACTTATCTTACTAATGCTAGAAAAGTTGAAGATAGCGGGACTGACAGTCATAAGAGTGACGCAACGGGTTGTAATAAGGGAACTGTTGACTATGAGAACAAGACAACCGATGAAGGAGAGAACAGCTATAAGGAAGATACTGCGATTGATAGAACCGGTAAAACTGTCTTGAATAGTACCGATGGATACTTGCAAACAGTGGTGGGGAAAACTGGTGGTAGCAGTTATAGCAAACTGTTGAATGACTACCGTGAAACTTTCCTGAACATTGATTTGCAGGTGATTGAGGAACTAAGCGACCTGTTCTTTAAGTTGTGGTAAGGTGGTGAGAACGTGGAACAGTTAAAACATTTTAAGTTCTGGTGTCAGAAAGTGTTGCCGTTGGTGTACGACGATAGCTTGAGTTATTATGAGGTTTTGTGCAAAGTGGTGGACTACCTCAATAATATGATTAGCGACGTTAATAATGTCATTGACGGCTGGGAAGGACTGAAAGAGGATTTAGCTAAAATCCAGAAATGGATTGACGAATTTAGCACTGCGTACATAGAAGAACTGATTGCAAAATATATTGCAACCATGATTTTCGTGGAAATCTCCGACGCTGGGTATATTGTGTATTATATCCCGGAGAGATGGGTGGATATTCAGTTTAATACCACAGGGCTGGACATTGTTGTTAAAGAGTACCCCGAGTATGGGCGGCTGGTTTTGAGTTACTAAGGAGGTTGATTTATAGTGGGAACTAGACAGTATGTTGGCGCAAGATATGTACCTAAATTTGCTGACCCAGTGGAGTGGAGTAACGTAGGTGGCTATGAAGCACTTACCATCGTTACCTACTTGGGAAATAGCTACACCAGCAAGAAACCTGTCCCTGCTGGTGTAGATATTGGTAACACCGAGTATTGGGTAAACACAGGGAACTACAATGCTCAAGTAGAGCAGTATCGACAGGAAACGGAAAAGTGTCTTGAACAGTACGAGACAGCGAACACAACCCTGTCTGAACTGTCTAACAAAGTGGCGAACCTCGGCATTAAGTCTGTTAAGGATTTTGGTGCTGTTGGCGATGGTGTGACAGATGACACAGTAGCTATTCAAAACGCTATCAATGACGGCGGGGTCATTCATTTTCCGCAGGGAACGTACATCATTTCAAACGATTTACTAATTCCTAATAACTGCGAACTTAACGGCCATATGTCAACCATTAAGAATAATAGAAGCACCGGTATCGTGTTTGAGATGATTTTTGATGGCGTGTTAAGAGAGAACATTTATCTACATGACTTCATCATCATAGGCGATGGAAGTACACCATCAACGTCTGGGGCTATTGGTGTGCGTATGTGGTGTAGAGCCACCCCTACAATTAAACCGTTTGAAAATGTTCACATCTCTCGCATTTCCTGCTATGACTTTTCTGCGGCTGGTTTTGCGTTCCATCGACTGGGGACGGGAAATTTGTATCAGCAACAATACCCTAACAACGTGCATATTACTGACTGCCTTGGCTCAAACAATGGTTGGCAGGAATGTATGTTCAGCAGTTGGGGAAACACTGTTCTTTCTGGTTGCACTTTCTTCCATACAAACACAACGTTGGGTGAGTGTATGTGTATTGACAATGGTTGTCTTAACATGACAGTTGTTAATAACCGTTTCTTAGGCAC